AATTGCCAACTACACCAACAGTTTCACACTGCATCTGATATTCACCATCAGCAATCTTTGCAACCACAACATAATTCAGTTCATTCAAAGAAAATCTTGCACCAACTGGAATGTTCAAGGTTGAAGGTGTGGTGACTGCTTTCAACACAGCATGGGTTGCTTCATAAGGAATAACACCCCTTTCTGCTGCCCTTCTGATAAGATATTCCCTGGATGCAGTATCACCAAAAGTTTCAGAAAGGATAATGTCAAATTCAATATACATCAACTGCAATTCCACAGCAGCAGGTGCAAGTGCATCATAGACAATAGAACCTTCCCTTTTGTCAATGGTTGAAGGAATCCTGTCAAGCATCCTTTGAAGAATATCTTCATAAGTTATAGATTCATACATTTAGAAATTCACCACCTTTTCTGCTTCAATATCACCAAAAATAGTATGAACTGTGAATGTTGCCTTGACTGTTCGTTTTTCTGAAACATCAAATTCAAAATTGTCAACAGATTCAATTCTGTCATCCTGAATCAATGCTTCTTCAATCCTTCTTTGAAGTTCAGGACACACATAGGTCACAGGTTCACCATAAAGGTCAATCAATTCAATTCCATAGTTCCAGGAATAGATGATATATTGGTATCTTTCAGTATTCAAAATCTTATAGACTACCTGAACCATTGCTTCCAATTCATCACAGAAACCATTGATGACATTGTGTTCTATTTTCATTTTGTAGTTCTTGGAAGGTTGAATTTCAACTTCCAAATCAGTTGATAGAATGGAATTAGTAGATGGAATCATGCTGTCACCACCCTATCCAACACCAAATATTTCTGACCACCTTTTTGTTTTAGAAGGATGACTTCATCACCAACTGCAAGTGCATTGTGAATTGTCAGCTTCTTCTTTCCTGTGATTGCATGTGTATGGGAAGCAAAGGAAGAATCCCCACTTCCACCACTTTTGCTTTCAGACACCCAGTCTTCCACATTCACACTGATGGTGAAGTTGGTCACATTCCTGGTCAGAACAAGTTGTGCTTTATTTAGTGTCATCTTCTGTTCCACCAAAATTTTCAATGGACTTGCAGAAGTGACTTTTCCAAAGCAGAAGTCAGAAGGTTTTCCTGCTTCCACAGCTTCAACTGCTGCTTTCTTAACAATATTCAAAAGGTCATTTGCATCAAGCAATGAATTCACCACCTCTCAAAGTAAGATTCATGAAGTGCATATTTTCTTTGAATTCATGCTTGCATTTTTCCACAAGCATCAAATTCTTCACCTTGATGTCACCCAGGTCAAGAATGACAACCACCATAGAACCTGCACGAACACGCACATCACCAAAAGCATTTTTGATGGTCAGGTTTCTTGTCTTCTTGTTATAAAGGGAAAGAAGTGCATCAGCTTTTGCCTGACCATTTTCCCCTTTCTGCAAGGTGTCAAAGTGTTGAAGAACACCCCATTGATTCATGTTGGAACTATCCTGGGCAATATATACTTCCCTTGTTCCAGTATCTTCATTGTCATAGGTCAGTTTAACCTTGTTATAAGTTTGGTCATCTATACTTGATGTATAGTCAAAGTTTTCACCTGTTTCTTCATCAATCAACAGGTTCAAACGCATATTGTCCAAACCCTTCAAAGTGACTTTTCCAAAATCATCATACATAACATACATGTATTTCTGATTCTGCAATGTCAGGTCAAGGGCATTTTGAATCATATCAAACAGGGAAGTGTTTTCTTCTACCCTGGATGCAATCTTGAATTCTGTGTCTTCCAATGTTCCAGTTTGCATCTGAAAGTCAGAACAAATCATCTGAATCAGTTCACTTGCAGTTTTGTTTTCATAGACATAAGTGTCTTTGTTCTTGAAATATCGCAACTGGTCATAAGCTGTGACCTGAATGATTTGTTCTTTATCCCTTTTCATCTTGAAGATGAAACCATAAAACACATTTGCACCATTGACCCTAAGTCTAACAGCATCACCTTCTGTGATGGTCAGTGTGCTGTCTTTGATTACCTTGAAGGTAAGTTGTCCTGGACAACCTTTTCTTTCAGTTGACCAGGTAATTCCTTCCTGCACAGCAGGAATGAACACCTTTTGTCCATGTTGAATCAGAAGTTCTGCTTCCACTTTCATAGATGTTCACCCCCCTTATGCAGCAGGAATGGTCAAGACCTGTCCAGGGTAAATCAAATTTGCATTTTTGATTTTATCCCTGTTTGCATTGTAGATGACAGTGTACTTTGCACCACTTCCATAGAATTTTTTTGCTATATTCCATAAGCAGTCACCTTTCACCACAGTGTAAGTCTTATTTGAAGCAGGGGCAGGGGAATTTTCTGCTGCCCTGACAGGTGTTGGTGCTGCTTTGGGTTTTGTGCCTGCAAAAGTGATGTTGCAGGTCTTTGTTCCATATTCCCTATATTGTTTCAGCTTCACTGATGCAACAACATCAAATCCTTCTTTGCTGTCTTCCTTAACAGTGTAGTCTTCAAGACTGACCTTCATATTTGTGTCAAAAAGCATCTTTCCATTTGGAAGGGTTCTTGTCACAATGAACTGGAATGGTTCATCACTGGTTTTTAGTGATTCCAAGCTGTCCAGGAAGTAACTTGCATTTTTGAATCCTGACTTGTATGTTGCAAAGGGATATTTCACATTTGGAAGCAAGATGTCAAAACTGATTTCAGTCAGACCTGCTTTCCTTAAAATATTGATTTCCCCTTCATTGATAAGGGTCATGGTTTTATTCTGACCCTTAATCTTCAATTGAAGTTTAGAAGGGGCAACAGGACAAAGCATTTTGCCCAAATAGAAAAAATAAGCCATTAGTCATGCACCCCTTCCGCAGCTTTTTCCATTGCTTCATTGACACCATTTGCAAGATAGTCAACCATACCATCCAAATCCATGTCAGAAGAAACATTGTTGTTGTTCGTCATTTCCACTTTAATTTCAGCAGTAGTGAATCTGTTCACCACTTCTGTTTCAGCAATATCACGCAAATATTTCAGGTCTTCACTGGTGATTTCCATGGAATCAGCCATTGAACCAGTGCTTCCTGCTGTGTCAGCAATATTTGTTGGAATTTGACTTGCATCATAAGAACCACCAAACATGTCAGCAGTCACATCAGTTCCACCACCAAACAGACCATCAACTGCACCTGATACACCATCAGCAACACCATCACCCCAAGCTGCACCTGCATCAAAAGCATCACCTGCCCAACCATCCTGGAAGGTGTCAAAGGTGCTGAATCCTTCATTGAAAGCATCACCAATGGATTTGTAGTCTTCTTTGTTTCCTGCTGCTTCTGCACTTTTTGCTGCATATTCATCTGCTTTTGCACTGATTCCTGAATAGTCAAATTCGACAAAAGGAAGTTTGTTCAATGCTGCACAGATTCCTTCTACAACAGTCAATGCAGTAGATAACAGACCATAGAACCAAGACTGAATGGAACAGATTGCATTATTGAAAGCAGTCATCATGTTTGAACCAAGTGCTGCAATTGCATTTCCAATTCCAAGGGCAATATTTGCCACCATCAAACCAAGGTTTTTGAAGAATTGAATGACAACATTGATTCCACCAGTGATGACACCAAATCCACTGTTTGCAACACCAGTCAGTTTTGCAATTGCTGCACATACTGCATAGATGATTGCAATGACTGCAATAATCAACAGAATTATCCAGGTCAAAGGACATGCCATCAATGCTGCATTAAGTCCATGCTGTGCAGCAGTAGCAGTGAATGTTGCACCTGCCTGCATCATATCAGCAGCAGCCTTGACACCTGCTATCATAGCACTAACACCCTGGACTGTATTATTGATAAGCATTGCAGCAGTATAAAGACCCATAGCAGTTGCAATTCCAAGAATTATTGGTTCAATAATTGACCAGTTTTCACCAATGAATGTTGCCACCTGTCCTGCAAATTCCATGATGTCAAGCAGATACAAAGCAACTACTGACAAAGCACTAACTGCACTTGCTGCAAACATTTGGAATTCCTGATTGTTTGCAATCTCATTGATTTTATCCAGGACTGGTTGAAAGTTCATCAGGGCAGTGTTCTTCATAGAAGTCCAAACCTGACCCCATGTCATAGGCATTTCAGCAAACCTTGCATCAGTTTCATCTGCTGCACTAAGCAATGCATTTTTCACAATTTCACTGGTGATTTGACCTTCTGCTGCCATTTCTCTGATTGTACCAATTGGAACATTCAAATAATCTGCAATAGTCTGAATGATTGTTGGTGCTTGTTCAAACACACTGTTCAGTTCTTCACCACGAAGGACACCACTGGACATTGCCTGTGTCAACTGCAACATTGCAGCAGAAACACCTTCCTGGGAAGTTCCTGCAATAGTGAACTGCTTGTTCAACTGTTCCACAAATGCAACCAATTCTGCATTGCTGTTGAAAGCATCCTTTGCCATAACACCCATTTTTGCAACTGCATCAGCAGATTCCTGATAAGAACCCCTTGACCTTTGTGCAGACTGATAAATCATCTGTTGTAATTCTGCTGTGGTCTGCAAACCATCATTCATCATATCCAGTCTTGCAGTTGTCTGTGTCATTTCATCAGATAGTTCCATTGCATTTCCAATTGTCTGCAAAGAAACATAGGTTGCCACAAGACCTGCAACTTTCTTTGTCAGTCCATCCATAGCAGATGAACCATTTCTGACAGTTCTGTTGAAGTTTTCCTGATGGTCTTCATTCTGTTCAATGTGGTTTCCAAGCTGAATCACTTCCAAAGCTGCCTGTTCAGTTGCCCTTCTTGCTTCTTCAATGGAACTGGTATCAAATGCACCATCCATGGATGTTTCAATGGATTCAAATGCACTGCACATGTTTCCCATTGCTGCAATCATCCTGTTGATAGGTGCTGAAACCCTGTCATACAATTCAATTGATGTTGAAATACTTGCCATTATTCTTCACCGCCTTTCTTGGTATAAATAGAAGGACAGTCACACCAATCATGACTGTCCTATTTTTTCTTGACTTTTGCCTTTTTTGCAGCTTCCTTTTCTTTGTCAACTCTGACTTTGATGGAAGCAATTACAAAGGCTTTTTCTTGTTCATCCAGGTTCAAGAATGTAGAAGGTAAGATGTGAAGTTTCTGCAATGCAAAGTGTGCATAGTTTGCTTCTGCATCCCCTTCTTCAATTAGTTTTTTGCTTCTTCAACCTTTTCATCAAAACTGGTGTTGAAACCATTGAAGTCCTGAACAAATGTTGCAAAAGCCTGATATTCACCAGGGTCATCAATCATTTCTTTCAGAAGTTCATCAGCAGTCATCACACCATAAGAATCCTGCAATTCCTTGTTGTGAAGGTTAGGTTCAACAATACAAGCACACATCATCTTTGCAATGTACTTGGAAGTGTTCAACTTAGGTCTGTAAACATTAGGTTTACCCTTAACAGGAACATCAATCATACATTCATCCCTGATGTCATCATTTTCCTTTGTAGTCAAAGGTTTGATAGTCCAAAGCAGGGGATTTCCCTGTTCATCAACAAGGGATTTGGTTGCAGGGAAAGTTGTATTTTCCTTTGCAATCTTGTTCTTCTTCATAAATCTACTAAAATTCGACATGGTTTTAACCACCTTTCTTTTTTCTTAATCATAAAATCAAAATAGACCCCTATGCCTTAATGAAGACATAGGGGTCAAAATGTTTACTGCATACCATCAAGCAATTTGAAGGTTTCAGGCATCTTGAAGTCTTCAAAAGTGAAGTCCATATCTTCATCAAGGTATTCACCATCTGCATCAAACTTTGCAAGAATACCACCATCAATGTTACAGTCAACAAAGACAACAGTCTGTCTTCCTGCTGCACTTGTAGGGTCTTCATTGGTCACCTGGATTTCAAAATAGACATCTTCACCAGTGTCCTTGTACTTCAACATCATTTCTCTAAAGATAGATGTGTTGTAGTGGAAAGTAGCTGAACCAGTTCCCTTCCAACCAGTAGACTTGTTACCTGCACCAGTTTTTCCCAGGATAGGAACTTCTGTCTTGGTTCTTTCAAAATTTGCTTCAAAATTGA